TCGCATGTTCAGGGATATAGGCTTGTACAGGAAGACCAAACTCACCCGCATACCCCACGGCACCACCATCAGAGAAACCACGGTTGGTAAAAGAGTAACTGTATCTCATCTTAGACGGGTCAATCCCTGCCTGTCGCAGTAGCGCTAGCTTCTGCTCTTCTTGTTGTTTGATGGCATCGGGAGCATCGAACATGCTCTCTAACCCCGCTTGAGTCGTACCGCCTAGCATAATAGGTTCTTTATACTCAGAGAGGTAGTTCTTAAAACCTTTTACACTGCCTAAGTTGTTATCAAAAGCACGACTTAGATTGCCAGAAACCCTATCGGTGAATGAGGAGGGTTCGTAAAAAAGGTCATCCATTGCACCCTCTGCGCTTCGCGCTCCCAACAAATTCTCAGCTTCGGCTCCTCCGTATCCTCCCAGAGCTGCGCCCGTAAGGGCTCCCGCTTTCGCTGCGCTACCTATATTACCTCCAGACAACCCAGCACCTAGAGCCCCGGTAGCTGCATTCGTCGCTGCGCCTGCTAGACCTGAACCGGCTAGTCCAAAGATATCTGCTACTCCCGCGTCTTCTAAATCAAAAAGCTCTTTTGCCGCGTCTTTAACCGGATCAAACATGGCGCTGCCCATAAGGGGGCTAAGCACACTACCTACAAACCCGCTAATCATGCTGCCCCAACCAAAGGCTTCGGGAAGGCCCGTATCAGGATTCACCGTAGGCTCCGTACCAAACAGAGCGGCGAGGCCAGCGACTTCTTCCGGGTTGACGTGCATCAGCATCGTATCGCCATTACGCCCCAGAGAGGCCAGACCGTTAGCAGTGGTGTTGTACTTTGGCATACGCTTATCCTATGGAACGATTTTTAGGGTGTTGTCTGCAGCGGTGTCCCGCCATACCGTGCCGTGGGGTGAACCTGTAATCACTCGACCTGTTCCTGTCGCTGCACCTGTAGTTTTGAATGTGGTGCCTAGGTTGTTGTCTGCTGCGCCGACCAACGTGAAGTCCGTAGTGCCTACCGTGACGATAGTATAGTACGAAAGAGCCACCATAGCCGTGGCTGCAATAGGTGTTGGAAGAGCCGCAGAGAACGCATTCCCATCCGGGTTGAAGTTAGCCGCAACCAATGACGTGCACCGCACATCGCCGGGATTGTTGACCTGTTCGATGAAGTAATTGACCAACCGCACCAGATTATTCTGGAACTGAATGTCGTACTCTAGCGGAGCTAGCGGGAGTACCGGAGCGGGAGGGACGTTACCTGACTTACTCATCTATTTATCTGCGTCCGTCTGGCTGCACTTGGATTCTTGGGACTCCTAATTGCCATTTTACACCCAAAGAGTTATTGCTAATCTTAAAGGCAACTTGTCTTCCTCTCAGGCGAATCCATTCTTGGTGCGTGTAATCGTACACTTGCAGTGACACCTTGTTACTGGAAACTACTTCGCTATCTGTAGAGGTGAAAGTGCCTTGACCGGGGAAATTCCTCGTCGATACCGTCATCGTCACAGAAGGTGTATTTGACAGTGATCCAATAAAATCTACGTCCGGTATGATGCGCTTTATGAACGAGAAGTTGTCACCCTCACCGATGTCGAAATCCGAAGATTCAATAAAGGAGTCAATGGGTGTTGGAGGGTTGGTGGTGTAGTCGTCTACACCGTTCTCATGAAGTAAAAGTCTGCCTCCACTGGTAGCCAGCGGGAAAGCTCTGATATGTGAATCGTACCAAGCGGTGCGCGGCATTTGGCCGTAGTACCAGACTTTCTCAAGGTAGTTGTAGACTACATAGCGGTCATTTGTGGGATTGTCCACACCGATAGTGGAAGCCGAAGGGTAGAACCACCATACCTCATTAAACTTCTCGTTGGTGCCCGCATAGACCTGATCCAACTGCGACTCGTTAATATCATCAAAGACATACTGCCGCAGACTGCAGGGGAGCGTGTCCACACGCCCAGAATAGACATAGAATTTTTCCAAGCCCATCCAGTACGTGATGTTGCTGGCAGTGACGACTGCATTAGGACCGGCGAGAGTGACTTCGTTTGAGATCGTGTTGAACCCAAAGGTGTAGGGCGGGCCTAGATAGCGCATGGAATACAGCGCACTATCACTCCAAATCAGCACTTCCTGTCGAGTCTTTTCAGCCGTAATCAGCTTACTGCCATAGGCCATGCGTTGAAACCCCGCCGTGTTGATAGGTGTCGGCTCCCAGATCAACGGGTCTTCCTGTTCGCACCAGCGAAGCAACAATGGGTCTTGAGCGCTGGGTTCCGTGGCTGTGGGGTCGTTAGTGCCTAGCACCACAATATGCCGTTCTTCAGAGACAAAGACATGGGCACCCACTTCAGGAGACCAACTATCCGCGCCGGGAAGATCAACAATGTTCACACCACTATGCAGCGTGACTTCACCCGTATCATCCAGATTAGCAGCCGCCGCCCAATAGTACACTCCACCATTGCGAATGTTATAAACCAAGTCTTGACCAAACGAGTCAGAACTCCACAGGCGCATGGGAATGTTGATGCCAAACTCTGCGGGTGTATTCCACCCACGGACAGGATTAGTTACGCTAGGTGTTGTTGACTGATAAACCAAACCTCTTATCGTCGTGCCGTTCTGATGGAAGGTCGCTGTGCTTGAAGTCGCTCCGCGTGTGCATCCGGTCAGATCATTACCACTTATGCCTGAGTATTGAATGATTTCAGATTCAAGCAGTGCATACCCAGAAGCCGGAAAGGTCGAAGCATTGGTCAGGGTGATTGTCGTCTCAGTGTTATCTACTTCTTCCGCTACCGTGGTGAGCCCAGCGTTGTAGACCATAGAGTTCCAGACACCTGCACTCCAGCCCGTGCCTTGCGTAGAAAACTCCTCACCCGTGTCAATCTCAAACTCTGCAGTGATGGCACCGCCACCCTGACCTGTCAAAGCTGATGTTGCCAGTACCCCAACATCTACGGCTACGTAATTGGTAGTAAACGCCTTGATCTGAAAGTTCTTGTTTAACTGCGCGGCAGTGTAAGGCCCAAACGCAGCCGCCCCGCCTATAGTGACGAAGTTATTCGTGCCCGAGCCATGAGCCGTAGCCGCAAGGATCAACCATCGACTGGTGACAGCAACGCCTGAATTGTACGCCGCCGCTGTAGTGCCGTTATAGCCTCGTGAGCAGCCAGTGAGAGTATTGCCACTGACATTCTGAACAAAGATATCTTCTGAACCAATGGTGATGACCAAAGGAAAAGCTCTCTGAAAAGACGTACCCGAGACAAGAGTAATGTCCGTGCTAGTAGCACTGATCGAAGAAGCTAGCGTTGAATAGATGGTATCAAGGGACACCGTGCCCGCAGCAAAAGAGTCTGCTATGGGTGTGATATCGTAAAAGACTTGGTTGGAGTCGATGTAATATTTGAGGTTAGTCCCCATACTCAGCAGAGTGAAAGACACCCCGGAATTGGCTAGAGACTCCCACTCAGTCAGATCACGACAAGCCCCTAGATACACATCATCTGAAGCAAACGTCCACCCACCGATGTTTTCCGGCTGACCTGAACGGAAGCGAATCTTATCGCAGGCATACCACCCCCCTTCGTTAGCAAGGGATGTTGACTCCCTATTAACTCCGGGCCTCATTTGCAATTTCTGAAGCATGATTTAGGCTCCTTTAAGAGCTTCTACTTCGGTTTTGAGTTCTTGCACGGCTTTAACCAGCATAGCAATTATCGCTCTATCGTATATGCCTTGCCCCGTTGGAGAGGCTTCTTGGCTAACTGCTTGCACCTCTTGAGCATAAAAACCTAGTTGCCTTCCTTCTTCAAGGTTAGCATTACCTTCTTCATCTTTCCAATAAAAGTAACGCGGCTGCAGTGCATCTATTTTAGAGAGGCCGTCTTCTACAAACCCGTCAGCTATTTTTAAGTTTTGGTCTGAGAGGATCGTTAGTGTGCCCGTGCCCACCCCCGCAGTGACAGTACCGCCAGCAGCTAAGTTAGGTATCGTTACAGCGCCCCCTGTGCCTATGGCTAATCTAACTTCATAAATGTTTAATGTGCTTAATTGCGCTAATACTAATGGCCTATATGTAGAAGCGGCTGTATTAACAGACAAAATAGCGGGGAAATAGTCAGAGCCATTAAAGACAGTGTCTACACTAACATACCCTGATGGAGAACCGCTATTCTGAACATTTAACGCCCCAGTCATCGTGGAGCCGGTTTTTAGTACGTAACCGCTAGCGGCTACACCGCCCAAAGCATTTGCATTCGTGGCGTTTGTAGCTGTCGTGGCACTTACCGCATTCGTAGCGTTCGTGGCGTTTGTAGCGTTTACCGCATTCGTGGCGTTTGTAGCTGTCGTGGCTGTTGTTGCATTCGTAGCGTTTGTTGCATTCGTAGCGGTAGCGGCATTGCCTGCAATACTGATGGCCCAAGTACCCGAAGCGTTGGAACCATTAGCATCGCATTTGCCGTCAAACGTGTTCCAGTCCGTGGAGGTTAAATAGCCGTTTTGTGAAGTGCTGGCTATATTCATGGACAAATTAACCGCCGTAGTGCCTGTAGCGGTCAAAGGAGAAGTTGCCGTAACCGAAGTGACCGTACCTCCTCCAACAAGCTGAAGATTGATATTTCCACTCAAATCCGCACTCGCCGTGCCATTGACCTGAAGCCCCGTGCCTACTGTAATGGTCCTCGTCTGGGGGACAAAAGTGCTCGCGGCTTGAGATGACGCCGCCGCTATCTCTCCATCTACATAGCTCTTATTGGTAGCCTGAGTGCCACTCAAGGGAGCGTTGGGGAGAATAAGCTGCGCGGAGCCACTTAGGGAGACATTTGTAGAAAATGTCTTAGTGCCAGAAATCGTCTGGACAGTGGTGAGCCCTACAAAGTTACTGTCTGCGTATCCTTTAGTGATTACATCATCATTATCAACAGCCGCTTGGGTTAATTTCAGCCTAGGGATCATGGTCTGAGTGCTTTCACCCGCCGCTTTCCACAAATAGTTGCTATTGACGTAGTTGTACGAGGTGGCTTGGTTGCCTGTGGGTGTCGCTACGGGCAGAGTGACGGTGCCTGTAAATGTAGTGTTGCCCGTGACGGTATTGGCCCCTGCATTGATGAAAAATTTCCCATCTACATAGCCTTTGTTTACGGCATGTGTGTTGACCGTGGGGGTGCCTGTCAGTGTAAGGAAGTTCAGCGCAGTAAAGGCTTCTTGGAAATCCGTGCCGTTGTAGATGACCGTCTTCGTCATGTTGGCTGGAATCGTTACGCCCGTAGTGGCTGGGAGTTTGATCGTGACCGCATAAGATGTTGATCGGTTGATGACGGTATAGAGCTTGCCCGATGAGGCTGTGACCGCACTGGCGGGGACCACGATGTTTGAGTCTGCACTGATCGTAATAGCCGGGACCACCAGACACATCTGCCTTGACTGATCGTTAGCACCATTGAGCGCCGTCAGCGTAAGTGAGTTAGCCACCCAACCCGAAGAGAGCTCTACACGCCCTGCGATAGAACTTTCCAGCAACGTGCCTAGATTGGTGTTGGTGGTGTTGCCCCACGTATTGGCCTGCTCACCCGAGGCGATGAGTTCGAGTCTAAGATTAGATGAATATGATGAAGGCATGGTTACGCACCTTTATGTCGGTATATTGACCCAGTTGCTGGTCTGGGTGGTTGTAATGTTGGACCACAATGCGGCAGGATATTTGCCTGTAGAGGGTAGATTGTACCCAATCCCTCCTAATACGAAGAGTGTATCCCCTACTATGTACCCAGAGCCGCCGTTGGCAATCGCTACGCTGATCGCTACATTTTGGGAGTATTGTATATTGAACGTGGCATTTGCTCCACCGTTTGTTGCTACTACAATGGCTGGATTGGGTGGGACTTCATCGTAGAGCGAGGTGTGCTTTATCGAAATTCCCGTGACGGCTCCACCACCATTCACTGCTGTCACCAGCAATTCGGTATTCGTATAGTTGACTCCCACACAGATAGGCTGTGACCCAATCGAACAGTCCTGACCATCTACCACCGCATCAAGCGTTATCTCGTTCCAATTTCCCTGAATCGTCGCCTGCGTTGTGGGCTCTGGTGGGGTGTAGCATATCGGCGTTGAGCCAATCGAGCAGTCATCGTAGGGAATCTCAGGTATCTGTGGGGTAAAAATATCTACCCAGAACTTTCTGAAACTATTGAGCGTCGATGTGAGCATCAACCCCGTAGTGGGGACCGTAGCCCCTACACTCAGAATAACCGGCGAAACATATCCATAGAAGGACAGCCCCGTGGGTGTTATACCCGCTGCCGCAGAGACAGTAACCGAATTGAGCGTAGTGGTGAGGGTTTGCCCTGTGGGTAGGACTTCTGCACCTGCTGTGACTGAGACAGCATTAAGAGTAGTTGTTAGCGTTTGCCCAGTGAGCGTAACCGCCGCCGCACCGGAGATAGCTACGGAAGATAGCGTAGTAGCGAGAGATTGCGAATCGAGAGCTAAAGTGTTGTTAGTCTCTAATGTTACGGCATTGAGTGTAGTAGTGAGTGTCTGCGAGTCAAGCGCGTATTGTGCCCCTGCCTGAATAGTGGGGCTGTTGAGCGTCGTTACAAGTGACTGAGAAGAGAGCGCGTAGTTAGCTGCAGCCGTGACTGCAGCCGAAGAAAGAGAGAGGCTAAGACTCTGAGAAGCTAGGAGTAAATAGGCATCAATGCGCGGTGCCGCAATGGGCGAGTCTGCAATAGCCGAGAAGCCTAACACCCCGAGTCTCTGTCAGCTAGCCTACGGACGGTTTGCGCTTTGTGAAAACGCTGATAACACCAAAAACGGCAAGGCCCGCTTGAATAATAGCCGTCTGCTGAGCAGGATCAATCTGCAGTCCCACTGCAGTCAACAGCATTACAATCCCGCGCCACGTACTCGCCTCGCCTAATGCAATACCAAATCTGTCTACTAAAGCACCCATTGTATTCTCCTAATCCCAAAAGTAAGTCACAACACCATACATAAACACCAACAGAAAAGAGACCGTCAGACAGGCATATACCAGCCCTTCGGCTAATAGCTCAACAGGGGTCTTGTCTTTGGGGTTGCGGGGTTTCATATTTTCGCTAGTTGGAAGTGGGGTCCGTCAGGAAAAGATTTAGACATGTCCGCTGGCCCTAGTTTGTGCGAAGAGTCATTCAGGTACTTCCAGTTTGCGCCCCACTTAACCCGAACATTCAATTCTTTCGCAGCTTGCCGCATAGCTTCAGCTACCGGAAAATAATACTTCCAATCCCAAGTTACTTTGCCATCTACGAGCGGAGCGATATCTACTGCATGGCCCGTGATGTGGAAACTGTTCATGGTTTTGCTTGCGCCCTTGGCGACAAGCTGTTTCTGCCGCTCCTTAGTTCGGAGCCCTTCCAGCACTGTGAAGTCAATGGGAGTCAATTCAATCGCTCTCCTGACCACTTTAACCAAATCAGGATGTACACCTTTAAGACGCGCTAGCGATGTAGCCCCTAGCTGGAATTTTGGTTTGGGTGGAGAGTTGGGTGTAACGGCATTGGTAATGCTAGGTTTGAGCTTGTCGAGAAGAGGTTTTAGCTCGGGTCTGTCTTTCAACAGGAATACCAAGTCTTCGACTTCCTCGCTAGTCAATGCAACCGTTACACCCATAACCTTACTCCGCTGCTTCGGTTTCTTCCTGTGGCAACTGCCCCTTGGCCTGCTCCTGAATGCCATTGATGAGTCCTGCGACTTCCACAAAAGGCTTGGTGCCCAGATAGTTCAGGATCGCGTTCAAAAGCTCTACACTGATTTCAATTTTAGGCTGCATAGTTGTCTATGAGTTGTTGTTGATAGGAGCGCGTAGTGTAGCAGGTTTTATTCTTCCGGCTCAACAGGAGGGACCAAGTTAGCCCCGTCGTCACGAGCCATCGCTCTGTTAATGTAGTCTGAGAAGAGCGCTTCATGCACCGTCGCCACCGGGATTGTTTGACTAGGTTCGTGGAAAGCGTGATTTTTTCGGGCATGGTTTATTCCTCGATGGGGGTTATAGAAACAGGTGTCTGCCACGGCAAAGTTGGCGTGACGATAGGTGGATTGATTTGATTTTCGATCTGTGTGTCGATGCTTGTATATACAGCCGCGACTTGTTCTTCGCCCAATGCGTCCTGAGTCCACTGGATAGCCTGTGCTTCCGTAATGTCCTCGAAGGGCACGAAGTTGGGTTTGTCGGGATCGACAGTGAATGAGACAGTGCTATAACACGATCCGGTATGCCCTTCGCCATCATCGCCGGAACAACGCCAGTGGCTGGTTACGACGTAATCAAGCATTCCATTAACATCTGGGATGCAGTCAAGTGCGGATATTTGCCAAGTGTATTGAGTAGTCATATTAGTGGACCTTAATTATACGGCAGCTCTAGTGCGTATCATGGCTATCCCAAAAGTTTGAGTAGAGCCAACATTGTTATAAATGGCGTAGCTTGATCCAGTCCAACCCACACCTACTTGTCCCGCTGATGGGGTGCTGCTAACTACATAACTAGCATTTCCGCCGAGCTTGAATATTGAACTTCCGCAGAGTAAATATACACCCGCTTCACCGGTAATGTGGCTATTCAAAACTATGAGACCCGACCCTGTAGCCAGTACAGCATTTGCGCCATTCGTTAAAGTAATTTGCGACCCTGAGTGGTCTATACCCCATTGCGATGTTGGGGTATTTGTAACAACGACTTTTCCGCCGCGCTCAACGGTATCGTTGACCAACAAATTCCCCGCAGCTGTGATGCGGGCGCGTTCTGTATTATTAGTCCCAAAAACCAGCGGGTGGTTAGACGTTGCATATAAAGCAATACCGCCAACCCCTGACGGGGTTAATAGGCAAGTGTGTGTGCCATCTGTAATCCTAAACCCACCGTTTGTTGCACACAGTACATCCAGCCTAGTCCCCGGCGAACTCGTCCCAATCCCGACATTCCCAGACGCATCCTTGTAAATCTGGTTAGTGCCGATGGCGATAACGCCCGTGCCGCCTGTAAGAGTGCCGGTATAGCTAAGATTGGTGAAAGTACCCGCTGCGGCTGTGCCGCTTCCGATTGCTCCCGGCGCTGCAAACGTCGCACCGTTCAGAGAGCTTGCGTTGAGGTTTGCGACATTAGTGGTAGAAGCTACAGTAAAAGGCGCTGTGCCGGTTGCAACAGTCGAGGTGATGGTCGTAAACCGACCTGTACTTGCCGTAGCGCCACCGATAGCAGGAGGTGAGGCGAGGTAGTTACTAAAGCCAGTACCAGAGACGGTAGAGGAAGCCGAAAGAGTAGTAAAGGCCCCTGTGCCTGCGGTTGTGTTGCCGATGTTGACGCTGTTTAGCGTCTGAGTCCAGCTTGGGTTCGTGCCGTCTGTAGTGAGGACGTAGCCGCTTTTGCTGTCTTGGTTGGGGACCAGTGAGCGCGTGGGCGCGGAGCAAAATACTCGTTTAGTACCAGAAGAAAAGTTGACTAGCGCACCGCTATTAGACGAGGCGATGACCGTAGTACGAGATAGTGTACCTGTAGTAACAAGGGTACCTATGCCAATTTCCCACTCGCCAATGCCGTTATCTATAGTGTAAAAGAGCACATCGCCCGTAGTGAATCCCGCAGCAAATGTAATGTACCCAGTAACAGCACCAGCCAAAGTAATCGTGCCGGTACCGCCAGTAGTAGTGGTCTCTTGGACCCGATTTTGCATCTTAGGCACGGTGCTGCTCCCTTAACTCAGGATAATGATTGCGGTGCTGCTAGTGTTAGCAGGGAAAGTCACTTGGAAATTGCCGTTAGTAGAGGTGTACGTCCCTCCGAAGCTCAGAATCGCTACTGCCTTATTGGAATCAGTAGAATTGTAAATCAGAGCGCCCGCCGCAGAGATAGAAGCAGAGGTCCATGTCACGTCATCAAAATCCAGAAATGCGGTGGTGCCCGAGAGACTCACACCTACATTAGTCAGCGTCTGCCCACCCGCCGTATACCCCGGTCCTGAAGATTCCCCAGAAGTCGTATAGACCGTAGTCGCGGAGTCTAGGTTAGCTGCCGAAGTGTAAAGAGCAAGTTTGAAGGTATCGCCACCCGCAGCGGCGAAGTTATGAATGCCTTGTAGAAGCTCGCTTTTGAACGACGAGGCAAGTGCCTGTGTAATAGCCATGATTTATACCTCTTCGGAAATTTCAAATTCTGCGTCGGGCTCAAAGTGGTCGGCCATCACAGCGACATCATTGAGAGTAAATTCTATAATCTGATCTACTTCGTTTTCTTCGTTCATACGACTTGATCTCTAACTTGGGTTGTTCTGAAATTGTCTTCGCGGTTTTTCGCATCTCCAAGCATTTTAAGAAGTCCCATCGCTTCATTATACTTGTTCTGGTAGTTCTGCGTCATATCCGCTTCGCCTTTCAGAAAGACAGAGGCTTCAACCAATGAGCCCCACAACAGCACAGAGGGGTAGTTCTGGCCCAACCAGCTAGTCCCTGCGTCAACAATAGACTGCGGAGCCGCGTAGTAATGAAGCTCCATCGTGTAATTCACGTCTGGAGTCGGGCCTAGAATAAACGCAGTAGAACTAAACAGACCGTAGTATTTTGGCTCACCGATAGCCGTTGGAAACGGGTAGGCTTCACGGATGTAGTTCACATCTTTCTGCAGGAGGTAAGTGTAGTTACCGCTAGCGTCAATGGTTGCCATTGAAAACACAGACAAAAAGTCTGATGGCATGTTGAGGTACTGAAACAACTGAGTGGCTTCGCCCGTAACATTACGTCTGAATGCTGGGAGTTGAACGGTGTTGTTGACCAGTAGCTCTGTATTCTTTACAAAGTTAGGGATGTTTGCGTTGAACGTGGGCTCGTCAACTTCACTATATTGCTGAATGGCATCGTAAAGCTGCTGGTACGTCAGGCTCATGTCAAATATCCCTTAACTTTTTAACCCAGCTTGGTAGAAGACTTATCGCCTTTGACGGCTGCACCCGTGCCGCGTACTTTTACGGTCTGAGTGTTGGGCTTCTCATTTGGGTAGCCAGCGGTGTTTGGAGTCGGGACTTTTTCGGCGGTACCGCCCGTTTTACGTGTACTCATGATTACTTACTCTTTTGGTTCTTGGCACGAGCCATATTCCGGCCCATCTTTTTCATTTCAGCAGAGGTGACTCCACCTTTCTTGAGACCCTTTAGGCGTGTCTTTTTTCCTTCATGCAATTGGTCATCGTGCATGCCCATAGCCTTCTTAATCATTTTCTTATCCTGAGAAACGTCTTCGTGTTTCATCTGTAACCTCTAGCTAATTGTAACAAAAACGCTGTTAAGCGTAAAATCGGCCTGTTGTGAAGCGATAGGATTCCATGCAAATAACCCTCTGGAATCGTTCAAATTGGTATCAGGTCTTGGATTACGCAGTGCCTGCGGATCGTTAGCTACCTTCTGTGCGCCTATAACTCCGACCCATAATTGCGGCTGGTCTGCCTCCCAACAGGTAGGGCAAACTCTCTGATTGATGATCTTGCCGAAAACCACATACTGCTTGAGTTTTTTCAGTGGATAGCGAAAGGTACAACGATCACAGAAGCCAAACGCCTTTTTCTCACTAGCAAACCGTTGAGCCATTTACCAGCCTCCGCCTCCTACATAGCTGATAGCGGGAACAAATCTTACCGAAGCTCTCTGCCTATCTTCGTCTGCGGCTAACTGGAAGGCTTCGTCGTATATCTGTTTCAGCATCGGGATTCGCCCTTCAGCTTCAGGAGTCTTGATAGAGAGATAGTATGCCAACCCAGCGATCAAAGCGGGGACAAATCTGAACGGCATATCGGCGGTATTCGTACCTGCGGAACCGGTATCATCCATTCTACGGAGCTTCCAATACACCAGCTTGTACCCGTCTACATTGGGGGCAGGCCAGATTCTCGCTATCGGTGCGTCCGTTTGGCGGTCTACAAAAATCTGAATGGGCCTGCCTGTAGCGAGTTTGTTGGGAATTGTGGCATAAGTAGAGACACTAATACGGGCTATCTGCAGGTCTACTTGCGTGGTGGGATTGCCATCATTCTGCCGTACAACGGTTTCAAGCAGGTCTATGGTGTCTGCAGGGAGAGGGTAATTGCTTACGCCCACGCTCAAATTCAAAGAACCCTGTTCGATTGTCCATAGGTTTAGACCACGCGAAGCCCATTCTTGAAACAGCAAATTGAGGCTGCGCCTCGCCGTTTTGAACTGATAACCCGTGCGTACCTCAACCCCGACTCTCTCAAAGGCTTCTTCGATGATTTCGGCAAAATCAGGAGTCCAAGTCGCTGTGCCTGAAGTGGTCATTTTTTACTCTTCGCTGCCCGCATGTTATCAACGAGATTCGGGTAAGGTCGCCCTGCTTTCTTCGCTGCAGCTTTAGCTGAGGCTTTCTTGGCAGAACTTAGCTTCTTTGGTTTGCCTAGCCCTTTAGGGCGCTCCTTATCCCAAATTTCTTTAGCCATTAGGTTTGACCGTTGTTCTTAATCAACAGGATATTGAAGTACGAACTGACCGAGTTGTTTGCCGCTGCACCTATCGCTGTGGCCCCGACGCAATTCTTTTCAGGGATTCTGTAAGGAAGTTCAAACAGGTAATCTGCCGTACCATTGTTGACGGCTGTCACGGCACCCACGCGAAGGATGTCATCAGGCCCATGCTGCTTCAAAAACCCAGTAACGGAGGAGTTACCAGATGCCTGCCCAGCAGAAAAAAGCCCCTGTAGCATGTATCCTGTGTACCCTGCTGGAACGCAGTAATGGCCCGTAGTACGGTTGTTGAACCCTGTTGCAATAATATCATACAGCACGGCTGGAACACCCGAAGTCACTATGCCTGTACCCGCGTTGATATTCCCCGCATTGGCTCCACCTGATCCGACAGAAGTCACGTAGAACTGATTTACATAGAGATAACTTTTGGTCGTGTTTACCGCTGTCTGCCCATCTAGGGTTACAGTTTCGCTGACTTCGTTGAAATCACCATCAAGCCCAACAATCGTAACTGTTCTTGCCCCTGTACCCGCAGCCGCGTCGTTCGTACTAGATGAGCTAATTTTGAGCACTGATGCTACTGTTGGATGAGGAACCGTGCCCCCATCAGGCCATACAGATTCTTCAGATGTGTCTACATCCGGGTTGTACCCAAAGACAATAACAGGCGAGTGCATCGTGATCTGCCCACGAGAGACCTGTATATGAAACGGCTCGTATTTGCCCAGACGACTGACGGAAGAAACTACACTGGTATTTGCCATGATTTTTTACTCAACAATTCCATGCTTTTAGGGACAACGCTTTCCGCGTTGGCTTACCTTTTTCATCTTTCATAGGACCGGGCATACCGCTCATGCGGGCACAAAATGACTTTCTTCTGCCTGCGTCCTTCTTAGTTTTCGGATTAGGGGCGGGGGGCTTCAGATTCATTCCCTGTGCTTTGGCGCTAGCGCGGCCTTTTGCATTAAGCCCACCCTTTGGGTCTTTCCCCTCTTTTCTTTGCCAAGCTGGAGACTTAGCCATGACTATCGCCTACCTCTAAA